GGAGTTTATCGAGAGGAAAATTGGCAAACTCGGGACAGATAACGTTTTCGTTTCTGGTGATTACAAGGCTTCTACTGATAACCTACATTCGTGGGTCTCAGAATGTCTTTGTAAAGAGTTAATAATCTTGTTGAAGGAGAATTCTCCTGATGTTAGTGGAGATTATTTAGTCCAACTCGAGGATCTTATGTTGAAGGCTTTAACTGGCCATATTATCGAAGATCCAACTAACAATGATGGTAACTCTGTGAGTTACAAAGTTCAAAAGGAAGGACAGTTAATGGGAAGTATAATATCCTTTCCATTTCTATGTTTAGCGAATGCCGCTCTTTGCAGATTTGCAATGGAGCTTTCAGAGAGAAACACATAAATTGATTGATGGTCATCTTGACGGTCATGAATCAATTCCTCTCGGCATTAATGGTGATGATTGTGTATTTCAAGGACATAAGGATCGTATATTCGATTTCTGGCAAAAAGTTACAAACTTTGCCGGTCTGACTTCTTCGGTTGGAAAGACCTTTGTCTCGTCAGAATTTCTGACTATGAACTCCGTTCAATTTAAATACATTCCATCATCTATGGAGGGTTGGGAAGCACGATCCGGTTTTGGATCTTGGTCATTTGAAGAGCAGAAATACTGCAATATGGCACTTGTCTACGGACAAGAGAAATCTGGCATTCGAGAAAAGAATGCGTGCACCCTCGGTAGCTTACATAGAGAACTCAAGAAAACTTGTCCTCCTGAGTTATTTAATAAGGCCAGTGATTTATTTATTAATAATCACCGTCGGGAATTGAAATCAACCGACGTTCCTTGGTTTATACCAGAATGGCTTGGTGGTCGCGGTCTAGAGCCCTATAAAGGGAAGACAAAATTCATGAAATGCTCTAAAAGAGATAGAATCGCGGCCGTCATGGTTCGAAAGTACATTGGAGATGGGAACAAAAAGTTCTCTCCTTGTAAGGCAAGTCTTGCTCAAAGTGGCAAATGCATCAGCTCGTCAATAATGACAATAAGGAATTTCAATGGTTGGGTAACCAACCTTGGCAATTCGTAGAACGGGAAGGTACCCGCCGTGAGCTTGAGGCAGAAGACAAGAAATTTTACAAATCTTGTATTATAGACTTATTATTCACTAAAGATTGTGAAGCCTTAGAGCATGTATTGATAGATCCTCATGAACAAATGAGGAGAGCCGAATCTCATAACCAGAATATCTGGAGATATGTATCTGAAAAGATCAATCGTGAGATTGCAGATGGAAGAAGAACATTCCCATCGGCTACTTATGAAGAACTCTCTTTTGAGAAATTAGAGAGTTATCTATCATGCTTCGATGTACGTATCGATTAACTTAATTCCTAAGATATTATAGGTCCCAGAAGTTTATAACCTGGAAGAGAGTACGGACCTCTGACAATTAAGTAGTTTCAGATCGATAGAAGACGTCATAGACATTGACATTTAGGCAGGACTGCGAGGGAAGGTGAAAGTAGTGTAACCCGTGTGGGTGAAATATGAATGGACCTTCCAACGTATTCAGTCTCTGAATGTTGTAATCTATTTGACAATTTACCTTTGATGGTTTAATTTTTCCATCATCCCTATGGGAGTAATTGTCTTTCGAGTCGATGTTACGAACGATTAGTCG